TAATTATATGTGATAGTTCTGAACCACGTCTAATCAAAGAGGTAAAGCTTAAGGGAGTAAACATAAGACCTACCGTTAAACGCAGTGGGTCTATACTTACTGGAATTGCTTTACTTCAAGACTTTGATTTAATTATAGATCCTGATTCCACTGAACTTATAAAGGAACTTAACAATTATGTTTGGGCAACTAAAGGTCAAACAAAACCTGTTGATAAATGGAATCATAACATTGACGCAATCCGCTACGCAGCTCAATACGCTCTTGAAGGATTTAACAAAGGAGCTTACTCTATTCGTTAAACGCAGTAGGCTTACTATCTTCTTAAACGCAGTGCCCTCTTAAACGCAGTAGGGTAAGCCGATTTTTTAATTAACAATTTCTTAACATTGACTTAACACAAAGTTAAAAATCTTGTTGTAATATTGGGGTATGAAAAACATAAAAAACATTATTGAAGAAACAAGGTCAGGAGAAATATTCTCTGCTACCTTCGTTAAAAAAGATGGCACACTTAGAAAAATAAAAGCTAGGTGTGGCGTTACTAAAGGAACGAATGGCGTTGGTTTGTCATTTGATCCTTTGACTAAAAATCTGCTTCCAGTATTTGATATGGATAAGCAAGCTTTTAGAATGATTAATCTTAATACTTTAAAACAAGTAAAAATAAAAGGTAAAACTATAAAATTTAATTAATATATGAAAGTACAAGAATTTAAAAAAGCAATGCAAGATATATTTGGAGACAGATATATTGATGGAGGCGATCTTTCGACTCTGGACCTGACTACTAAAAAACAGGTATCTCAAAAACTAAGAAAAGATGCAAACGATTTAGTTTTTCAGGGAAGCTCAAAACAAAAAGTTGAAGGCTTCGGAATGCTCAAAGTTTTAGATGAGCTAAATTTAGATAACAAAAAAGTAAAATAATTATGGGACAATATTATAAAATAGTAAATAAAACAAAAAAAGAATATCTTGATCCGCATACATTTGGTAACGGAGTAAAGTTAATGGAGTTTGTTTCTGATGGTAGAGGCGTGCTTCAGGCATTAGGTATTTTATTAGCTGAGGGTAACGGAAGAGGTGGAGGAGACTTGCGTTCAGATAATAAACTTATAGGATCCTGGGCTGGAGATAAAGTCTATGTATCTGGAGATTATGCAGAGTCAGAGCTTTACTGGAAGGCTGAGAAATACAAAGACATAAGTATTGATGTTTATTGTTGTTTATGTGAGGACAGTTGGTATAAAAAAGAGATAGAGAAAGATCTCACTAATCGTATAAAATCTGATAGATACTTTTTTACTGATGGCGAAAGGGAGTTTATAAAACGAGCTTTGCCATCTGTTCACGGAATATTAGATGCTAAAGAAAGGGGGTTATTATGAAAATGAGAGACAAAATAGCTGATCTTGAAAAGCAACTTGAGTCAGCAAGAAAACATACTTACGTTTATGATAGCCATACTATGCATTGTTCAGATGGTGAGTTTTATGTTGAATACGGAGATTATCCTAATAGTAAAACTTTAGTTTGGAATGTAGATGATTTGTTTGATAGTTTAAGCTTTATTGTAACACAGGTTACAAAAGAAAAAGCTAAGATGTATAAATGGAGACTTGATAACATTAAAAATTCAATAAAAGAGTTATGAGAACATTAGGAAATATATTAAAAAGATTTTTCTGGTCAAAGAAAAAGCAATACTGGTTATGCGTACCCAGTGAAATGGAAAGTAAAAAAGTAAAAGATCTTTTCATTATGGATACATTAGAGTTTTTAAGTAATAAAATAACTATAAGATGATACATTCAGCAGACATTAGAAGAATAAAAGACGAGGCACAGCTCAGAGCTGTGATCTCGCAAAGAGATAGCGAAATACAAAAGCTAAAGGATAGCGTTGAAGCTTTAACAATAAAGGTTGAGATGCTCCAGGAATATCTGGCTAATTCAGATGATAAGTATAATTCAAAAACTAATAATAATGAGTAAAAGTAAATCAACATATGTTCACGACATTCACACGCTTCAAGGATCTGAAGGTGAGATATTGTTAGGATATGGATCCGATAATCAAATTGTATTTGAGATTAAAAGTTTCTGGGATTGGTTACCGAGCATCATTGAGGTAGCTGTTGATCAAAAGAAGCTTCAAGGTTTTTATGATAAAGAAGAGTTTGGAAAAGCAATTGACAAGATCGATGACTTTTTAAATTATTCTGATCCTGAAGATAAATCTTAAACGCAATACCCTTTTCATTAAACGCAATAGGGTAATCATTAAACGCAGTAGGGGTATCGTTAAACGCAGTACCCCCGCGTTTTTTGGCAAAAAATCCTTAACAATTTGTTAACATAGAAAACTTGCATAATTAATTTTTTTTGTGTATGCGTGTTTTTTTTCATCTGTTCAAACTTAGATTTTTAATGTTAATTGAATATTGATTTTATTTTAATTTTTGTTAATGTTTAGTTAACATTAATTTAACATTACTTGTCTATGTTTGTGTTAATAAAAATTAATACTATGATTAAAGAAGCAATTAAAACAAATCTAAATTATAAAGTACCTGCGCGTTTGTTGTCGTCAGGCTTTACAAATGCCAAAACAAAAAAGAATAAATTAAAAACATTTATCTTGTATTTGTCACCGCATAAACAAAACAGTAAAAATAAAAATTTATGTCCGTTTGCGTCTGAGGGTTGCGCCTCCGCGTGTCTTTATACAGCGGGTCGCGGTAAGTTTTCAAATGTTCAAAATGCTAGAATAAATAAAACGGAATATTTTCTGTCGGATAAAATAGGCTTTTTAAAACAGCTTTTAAGTGAATTAATAAAGGAATATAAAAAAGCCGAAAAGAATAATTATAAAATAGCTGTCAGGCTTAACGGAACAAGTGACATTGATTTCTTACACCTATTAAAAAATAACTTTGGTTTTGATCTTGATTACTTTGGCGGGCGTGTTTTGTTTTATGATTATACAAAAGACTTTAAAAGAGCTCTAAAATATAAAGATAATAAATTTTATTCTTTAACCTTTTCAAGATCTGAAACAAATTTTGATCAGTGTAAAGAAGCTTTAAAGCAGGGCGTTAATATTTCCGCTGTTTTTAGCGGTGATCTTCCTGAATATTATGAAGGTTTTAAAGTTGTAGACGGTGACACAGCTGATGATATAATGCTGGAAAAAAGCGGGGTTATTTTAGGGCTTCGGGCTAAAGGTGAAGGGAAGAAGGATAAAAGCGGGTTTGTAATTAATAAATATTAAATATGAAAAATAAAAGTATTACAACGTACAAAATTATAGATAAATATTTTTATAATAATGATGATTTTAAAAATTCAGATATTGAAGATATCAAAGAACATTTATATTATTTAATTGATAATCAAGATGAGTTTTTAATAGATCTTTTAATTGATACAGCTTTAGATCTGGATCAAATTGAGGAAGCTTTAAAAGTTGTTGAATCTTGTTTAAATTGTGATAAGCCGTTTAATGAATTTGAACAAAGTCAGGGCTTCAAATATTGTTCCAGTAAATGCCAATTTTTAGATAGTGACATTGACTACAAAAGAAATAATTAACAATTAATTAACATTATAATTAAATATTTTTTATATATTAGCTAAATGAAACACTATAAAAAAAGACAATTAGACCAGCTGATCAAGCATCGCAAGGAGGCACGTAAGCTGGCACAAAATGATATGAAAAAAAGTAATATCAATTTTTTCTTCAATAGTTTATTTGAAGATTACAACCAAACATTAATTAATATAATTGAAAAAAATGAACACTAAAAACAAAACATTTAAAAAAGAATTGTCATACTATACAAACTTATATTTGTTAGATATGATGAACCAAACAAAACCAATTAACGAACCTATTAAACCAGGATCTAAAAAAACTATACATAATAAAATAATTAAAGTAATTGAGTTTATTTCTTTTGCTTTATTTGGTTTAGTCTTAATTACATCATTAGGGCTATTTATAAAGACAGTTTTAAGTTTGTTTTAATTGGTGTTTATTTCTAGCCCTCTAATTTTTAGGGGGTTAGATTTAAGTTAATATGATTCAATGTCTTCAGATATCATTTTCTAATAAACCACTCTTAAAACTCACAAAAATAGCCTTAAAACGGGTCTAAATCAGTTAAAAAAAAGCTAGTTAACGTAAAATGAAACTAAGTGGGGGAGAGATACCACCTTTAATCAAATCAACCGAAATCAAAAGAGGTTGATGATCATAAACAACTATGGATATTGTAATAATAGAGATGTTTAGGGGAGAGTTAAAAACTAAATATAGTATGCCCGAGACCACCTATATATAAATCAATCAGTAAGTATCCTGATATTTATTCTGTAGAGAATTTATTGCCGATCATCTCTTTTGAGATTCTCGTCAATTCTATATATAGATAATCATTTTTTTTTGACTTTGTTCCACTTTTTAGGGGGTAAATAATAAAAAGTTATTAACAACTAATTACTTGGTACAGAATCACAATAATTTAATTCTCTATGTATGAGAAAAGAATATACTCTTAAAGTTCCTGTTTCTTTAGATGACATAACAGTAGAACAATATCAAAAGTATGTTAAGGTAGTTGAGCAACATAAGGATAATGAAGATTCAAATTTTATTAACCTTAAGCTCTTAAACATCTTTTGTGGAATTACTATGAAAGAAGCTTACGAGCTACCTATACAACAATTTGATTCTATATTAAATCATATAGTAAAGATATTATCAACTAAACCTAAATTACAAACCAGGTTTACAATGACAGATCCAAAAGGTAAAACAGTTGAATTTGGATTTATACCAAATTTAGATAAGATGACTTTAGGAGAATATATAGATGCAGAAAATTATATGTCTGATTGGGAAACTATGCATAAAGCAATGGCTGTTTTCTATAGACCTATTACAGCAGGAAATAAAGACTTCTATAAAATAGAAAAATATGAGGGTAGTGATAAATATTCAATAATAATGAAAGATACCCCAGCTTCTGTAGCTGCGGGCACTTTCCTTTTTTTTTTGAATTTAGGGATAGAATTGTCGAAAATTACAATGGACTCTTTACGCAAACAGCAGCAGACATTGAAAGAGGATCCTACAGTCAAGGATTCAGTAAAAAATGGGGATGGTATCAATCAATATACTCAATCGCTCAAGGAAATGTCTTCAAAATTGACGAAGCTACAAAACTCAATGTCCATAAAGCAATGATGTGGTTAGAGTTTGAAAAAGAGAAAAATGATTTAGAAGCAAAATTAATTAAACAATCGTACAAATGATAGCAGTATACGAAACATTAGATAAAATAAAAAACGAACTAAGAACAAACCCTTCAACACAAACGGTTACGTTTGGAGACCTGATGGAAGTTGACTTAGCTAAAACAACCATATTCCCATTGGCACACGTTCAAGTAGGGAATGTAACATTCAGAGATCATATTATTGTAATGAATGTGTCTGTGCTATTTTTAGACATAGTAGATGATAACAGAGAAACAAACTCTTTTGATCAATTTTATGATAATGACAACCTAATGGACATCCTAAACACTCAATTGGCGGCAGCCAATATTCTGCAAGAGAAGTTAAGACGTGGGTCCGCTTATGCCGATTTGTTCCAGATTCAAGGTGACATATCTGCTCAGCCATTCTTAGATAGATTTGAGAATCAATTAGCAGGATGGGGATTAGACCTAGTAATAGAATTACCTAATAAAACTACAAGCGTTTGTTGATATGCCACTACCAAAGAAAAAACAAGGAGAAACAAGAAAAGATTTTATGTCAAGATGTATGTCTGACGCTACAATGATAAAAGAATATCCGAGACAGGATCAAAGAATTGCAGTTTGTGTAACACAATATGATAAATAATGGCTAGTACACAAGAAATATTAAATAAGTTGGGACACGATCTTATTGCTGATATGGTAGATCAAATTGCAAGAAAAGATAAAGTAGCTACAAAAGAACTTTTAAATAGCTTTTCTTTTACTACAGATAAAAATACTTTACAAATAAGTAGTTCTGCTAAACAATCTATTTTTATTAATAGAGGAAGGAATGCAGGAGGAAGACCTCCTATAAAAAAGATAATGGAATGGATGAAAGCTAAAAACATAAGACCTAGAGATTATAGAGGTCGATTTAGAAGATTAAGAGATGCAGCTTATTTCATATCTCTTAAAATAGAAAGTGTAGGTTATAAAGGAATAAATTATGTAGAAAATAGTTTATTAAAATTTAGACCATACATAGAACAAAATTTAGGATTATCTTATGCAGAAGAATTAGAAGAAATACTAATAAACTTAGAGAAAAAAAATAAATAATTATGCCAGCATTTTATACACCACAATTAGCAAGAAGCCCTATATTTTATAAAGCTGCTGCATTACTAGCAGAAAAGTTTACTTATGAAATTTATATATATACAGGACATTATACAACCAATAAACCAGCAACACCAACTTACACTATAATAAAAGATAAAGTAGAAGTAATTGCAGAAGTTGGAACAGCAACTTCTGCACAAATAGATAGATTAATTGATTCTACAAAACTTTTTACTGATACAGTTTCTGTTGGTGATTTAGTGTTAAACACCACAGATAACAGAATAGCAGAAGTTTTAAATGTAGTTAGTGATAATGAGTTAACACTTAGTTTTAACATAATGGATTCTGGTGAAAATTATAAAATATTAAGTGAAAGATCAGCAAGTATTGAAATAGCTGAACTTATAAGGGATTATTTTAAAACAGAATATTATAATGTGGCAGTAGATGGTATTTGGATAGAAATAACAACAACTGCTCAAATAACTTCAGGAAGAGTAACGTCCCCTTCAAATCCATCTAATTTTATTCTAACTGATTCAAATCAAACATTTATTAGAAAGTTAATTATAGATAACGCTTATGGTATTACTGCAAATAATACAATAGACAATACAAGTGCTAATGTTACTAATGTAACAAGCGACACTGTACTTGCTTTAGATGCTAATATATTTCCTGACACAATAACAGATGGTAATGGTGATACTTATACCATTACAATGACTTCAACAATAACGAATAACACTCCATATATATCTTTTGATGGATATGGCTTTTTTAAAGATGGTATAAATCCTGGAAATTCAGTAATATCACAAAGACAAGTTTTAACAACTAATTCTAAAATATATTTTATAAAAGGAAAAGATATTGTTATTCCTGTTTATGCTCCTTTGCAGTCAACATTAAGTTTTAATATATCAGGATCTTCTACAGTTTTTTGGAATCAAGTAGATGAATTTTGGAATACATATAATGTTGGATGGGGTACTATTGTAAACGATATTAAGATTACTGATGGAGATATTAAGGATTCAGGAACTGCAGATGGAACAACAACTAACAAATTAGTCGATAGTTCTCAAAACTTCTTAACTACAGTAAAAGTAGGAATGACAGTATATAATACAACTGACAGCACGTTTACAAACGTTACTGCAGTTGATAGTGATACTCAATTAACTTTAGCAAATGACATAATGGTTTCAGGAGAAAGTTATGAAATACAAGACGGAAGATCCGCAGACAAAATTCAATATGTAGTTATATCTCAAACTAATGATTTTACAGGAGGTACAATTACAGTTACAGACGGAACAAATCAATCTTTAACAAGAACATTGACTCTAGAAGAGTCCAGATGTTCTAAATACACTCCATACAAAGTTATATTCTATAATAGATTTGGAGCGTTACAAGAAATATTATTTACTAGAAAATCTACTAAAAACTTAGAAACAAGCTTTGATGAGTTTAAAAGAAGTACAGTAAACTTTGACTTAGGTAGTTTTACTTATGATAAATACAAAGCTCAAAAACAAAGAATAGATATTCAAGGAACAGAAACATTAACATTAAACACCGACTTTTTAGAAGAAGGTATATCTGATCCAATACAAGAACTGTTAATGAGTCAACAAATATGGGTTGATGAAGGGATCTTAAACACAGAAGCTTCTATTCATCCAGTAATTATTAGAACAAGCTCTGTAGAAAAGAAAACAAGTGTAAATAATAAGCTTGTTAGCTATACAATAGAGTTTGAATTTGCTAACGATAAAATACAAAATATAAGATAGTGTTTATATTAGAATTATACATAAAAGACGAAAATGACGCTGATATCCGAGTAGATATGTTTAAGGATGAATCTGTTTCTATTACACAAACAATTCAAGATGCTAGAGATATAGGTTCTGTATTTACAGATTTTACAAGAACTTTTAGTTTACCTGCATCACAAACTAACAATAAAATATTTAAGCATTATTATAAGTCAGATATTGTAAATAGTGAAAATACATTGTTAAGTGATTTTGACGCAAGAAAAAGAAGATCTGCTAGAATAGAACTAAACCAGATGCCCTATAAGAAAGGTCATATAAGGTTAGATGGTGTGAATATGAAAGATAATAAACCTTATACATACAGGGTTACATTCTTTGGTGAAACAGTAAACTTAATAACTTTAATGGGTGACGATAAATTAAGTTCTCTTAATTTAGCGTCATACAACACAACTTATTCAGATGCAGAAATAAGAACTAAACTAACTTCTGCAATAGGAGATATTATAGCTCCTCTGATAACACATACAAGAAGACTTGTTTACAATTCAGATGACAACACAGGACACCCTGTATATACAGGTAATATAGATAACATAGCAGTTCAAAATTCAACTAGAGTAGATGATAACAGAGCTTTGTTTATGAAACAATTAAAATATGCTATCAGAGTTCATAGAATTATACAGGCTATACAAGAAAAATATAATTTAACATTTTCAACAGATTTCTTTAACACAACAAATTCAGCTTATTATAATCTTTATTTATGGATGCATAGAAAGAAGGGAGATTTAGGAACAGGAGAGCAAATAGAAAAATTTTCTACCTATGTAGATGGATGGAATGATGAAGTAAGTGGACCAATAGAAATAAAAAACGATATCTTAACATTTCCTTCAACAGGAATATTTTTTAGTAGTTGTGATTTAAAAACATTTTGTGTAAGTCAATCTTCGGTTTATGATGTTCAAATACTAAAAAATGGAATAGAGTTTAAAAGAGTAAATGATATAACAGGAGATACAACTATAAATTTAGATAATATTGTTGAACCTGTTGAGCCTGGAGATTATAGTGTGATAATATATGTAAAATCATCTGATGTTGTTTTTACTAATATACAATGGGATGGATCATATTTTGAAACAGTATTTGGCAGTGAAATTACATTTACTTTTGATACTTCAGACGTAGGTAATTTTACAGCTACTGCAAGTTCAGACTTTATAATATCTAATCAAATACCTGAAATGAAAAATATTGATTTTCTTACAGGTTTATTTAAGATGTTTAATTTAACAGCTTTTGTTGAAAATGACGGAACAATAAAAATACAAACATTAGATTCTTTTTATTCTACAGGGACAAGTTATGAAATAACAGAATACATTGATATGTCTGAATCGGCAGTTGATGTTGCTTTACCTTATAAAGAAATAGATTTAAGATATCAAGGAAGAGATTCTTTTTATTCTAAAACACACGAACAAATATTTCTTGAAGAATGGGGTACAGAAAGATTTCTTGGATTTGAAGAAGAGATTGATGGAGAAATATACAAATTAGAAGTTCCCTTTGAGCATCATAAGTTTCAAAGATTATTAGATTTAAACGATGACTCAAATACTACTATTCAATGGGGTTGGTCAGCAGATGATAATCAAGAGTCTTATATAGGTAAACCTTTATTATTTTATCCTGTAAGAATAACAGGTGGAGATGAAATACAATTAAAAGATTCTAGTGGATCTGCATTTACAACTACCCAAAATTATATTGTTCCTTCTAATTCTGTTGAGTTAAACAATACATCTCAATCAATAAATTTTAGAGCTGAATTAAATGAATATACAAATACTACATCAACAAATGGATTATTTAAAACATATTACACAAAGTATTTGACAGATATATTTGATGCTAAAAACAGACTTACTAAGGTTACAGCATTCTTGCCAGCAGAAGTTTTAATAAACTTCACGCTGGCTGATAGATTTGTTATCAATCAGAAAAGTTATAAGATAAACTCAATAACTACTGATATGTATAACGGTAAAAGTGAAATAGAACTATTAAATGACTTCAATGCTTAAGAATATATTAGACTTATTAAAACTAGATAATTATTATGGAGTGTCTCCATATATCGACATAGCTAAGGGTAAATACGAAGCTCCTAGCAATTTAAAAGAAGCAATAACAAAACATAAACGAAAGATAAATGGCTAAACAAGAATATTTATTAAAGGTAGTTCTTGACGATGGTGAATTAAAAGTAAAAATTCCTGGAGTCATAAATGAAACTAATAGAATGTCTGATGCTTTTGATAAAGCAACGGAAAGCAATAAAAGATACGCAGAATCAACAAGACAAAACAAGAAAGTAAATGATGATATGATTTCATCTGCAGGTCTTGCAGGTGCAACGCTTACTGAATTTGGTAGAACAATATCAGATTTACCTTTTGGTATTACAGCGATTACAAATAACCTTTCTCAGTTATCTACATTATTTGTTACTTTAATAGCTAAAACTGGAGGTACTACAAACGCTTTCAGTTTATTATTCGATCAATTAAAAAAAGGTCCTTTAGCTATTATACTTGTATTTCAGGTTTTAGTTTCTCTTTTGCAAGAATTTCAAGGTGTTGTAGTTGGATTATTTAAAGATACAGATGATCTGAATGAAGCCACAAAAGAATTAACAAAAACCTATGATGATTTAAAAACCAAAATAGAAGAAAATAACAAGGCAATTATACAGCAAGATGAAGAGTTTAATAAACTTGTAGATAGATTGCTTGATATGCGTGGTACTGTTGAATTAGTACAACAGGGATTTGGAGAAAAGTCCGAGTTTTATGAAAGTTTTGTTGCTTTAAGAGAAGAAATAGAAGAAGCTTTAGGTTATGCAATAGACTTTACTGACCCTAATATGTGGAGTAAATTAAGAGAGGCTACGCCTTTCTTGAAAAAAGCAGCAGATGATATCATTGATCTAAGAAAAAGAATAGAGACAGGAAGAATAACAGGCGATTTATCTCCTTTAGAATTAGCTAATTTACAATTAGATTTATACATAAAAGAGCAAGAAGCTTTTGGTGTAGCTGCAGAAGTGTATTTAAATTCAGTAGAATATGCAAAGCTGTTAGCTAGAATACAAAAAGCAAAACAAGATGCCGCTAAAAAAATATTAGAAGAAGACATAGAATTCGCAACGTTTTTAAATGCAAAAGATATTGCTATGTCTTTTGCAGAAGCTTTTGAAGGGTATTTTAATGAATTTAAAGATCCTTTGATTGCTGATGAAAATTTAATTGATGCAGATATTTTTATAGAAGAATTCAGAAAGTTTGAGAAAATAAGAAAAGAAATATCTAAAAAAACAGATATAGAAATATTAAATGATCAGGAAAAAGCTATATTAAAAAGAATAGACAATTTATCAGAAGAAGTAAAAGCTATAATTGACGTAGAAAAACTTAAAGAAGATGTTGCTGTATTCTTTAGTGATAAAAGACTTGAAATAGTACAAAAAGAGTTTGACAGAAACTTAGATCAAATAAATAGGAAACTAAAAGAACAAAGAGAGAAATTACATAATGAAATTAGAGAGGCTCAAGAAATGCTTGGCGGACTTCAAGATGTAATGAATATGTTCACTGATGCTGAACTTAGTAGAGAAGAAAGAAAAACTGTAATGCTTAATAATCAGCTTGCAGAAAGATTGAAGAATGAAAAACTATCTGCTGAAGAAAGAGCTAGAATAAATGCTCAAATAGAAGCAAATGAAGAAAAATTACAAAAGAAAAGAGACGAGATAGCTGAAAGAAACTTTAAACTACAAAAAGCATTTGCTATAGCACAAGCTTCGATAAATACCGCTTTAGCTATATCAGATGTATTAGCTAGAGAGCCAGGAGGATTAATTAAAAAAGGTGTTGCTGCAGCTATTATTGGTGCTTTAGGTGCTGCTCAAATAGCAGCGATATTATCAACTAAGTTTGTACCTACAGCTTCTTCTGTTCCTTCAGGTCAAGCAGGATCTATAGGTGCAGGTGCTGCTGGAAGTGATAGGCAAGATCCTATATTCAACATAGTAGGTACAGGTCAACAATTTCAATTATCTCAAGCAATTGCACAGAGAACTGGAGAACCAGTTAGAGCTTATGTTGTAACAAGCGATGTAAGATCTGGAATATCTCTTGAACGTAATATAATTAAAGGTTCTAAGCTAGGATAATAAACAAAACAAATTAACTAAAAAAAGATTTACTTATTATGGAAGAAATAAAACTTGTCGAATTAGTTATAGACGAAGAAAGTGATTTTGCAGGAATACAGGCAATTTCTATTGTAGATGAACCTGCAATAGAAGAAGATTTTGTTGCACTTGCATCACACGAAATAAAACTTGCTGAAGTTGATAAAGAAAAGAAGATCTTAATGGGAGCAGCTTTAATCCCTAATAAAAAGATATATAGATCAAATGGAGAAGAAGAATATTATATTTATTTCAGTCAAGAAACCGTCAAAAAAGCCTCAGAGCTTTTTTTGACTAAAGGTAATCAGAATAATTCTACTCTAGAACACGAAATTGAACTTAATGGGCTTTCTGTTGTAGAATCTTGGATTGTAGAAGATGAAAAACAAGATAAATCTAGAAAATACGGTTTTAATGTACCTGTAGGAACCTGGATGGTATCTATGAAAGTAAACAATGATGAAATCTGGGATAATTATGTAAAAACAGGTAAAGTAAAAGGTTTTTCTATTGAAGGACACTTTGTAGATGCAATAAAAGAAGATAAAAAAGAGCAAGAAGCACTTTCTTTACTGGAAGAGCTTACAGATGTTTTAGACGTTGAACTTGAAACGTATGGTGACTATGGAAGTGGCGTTAGAAACAATGCTAAAAGAGGTATTGAACTCAATAAGAAGGTCAATAATAAGTGTGCGACAAGTGTAGGTAAGATTCGAGCTCAACAATTAGCTAGAGGAGAAAAACTATCAGTTGGAACAATAAAAAGAATGTATTCTTACTTGTCTAGAGCTGAAACTTATTATGATCCAGGAGATTCTAAAGCTTGCGGTACTATTTCATATTTATTATGGGGTGGAAAAGCAGGTTTAAATTGGTCAAGAGGTAAATTAAAAGAGTTAGGAGAGTTAAAATTAAAATCTATGGTTATAGATGAAGAATTTGCTATTATAGATGACAGATTAGCTTTCTCTAGTAAAGAAGCTGCAGAAAAAGCAGCTTTAGATCTTGGCTGTAAAGGATCACACGAACACGATTACGAAGGTAAGATTTGGTATATGCCTTGTGAAAAACATTCATTAAAAGATTCTTGTCCTAAAGGATTTGTAAAGAAAAATGGCAAATGTGTAAAAAAGACAGATAATTATGCAGAAGTTGGACCAAGAGGAGGAGTAAGAAAAAGTCCTAAAGCACCTAAGTCAGACACACCTAATAAAAATCCAAAAGGTAAAGGAACAGCTAAAGGTGATGCTTCTGGTAAAAGAGGAGCTAAGGTTTCTGCAAAAGATAGAGCATCATTACAAAAAAAAGCTGATGACTTTAACAAAAGATATAAAGAAAAGCTAGGTTACGGTGTTACAGTAGGAATGTTAGCTTCTGTGTTTCAAAGAGGACTAGGAGCATTCAACACAAGTCATTCTCCCAATGTAAAATCACCCTCACAATGGGCACACGCAAGAGTCAACGCTTTTATGTATTTAGTAAGAAATGGTAGACCACAAAATCCAAAGTATACAACTGACTATGACATACTACCCACTAAACATCCTAAAAGTTCTAAGAAATGAGAAAAAAAAGATTAACCGTGAGTAGAACCAGTCCGCGTTCTTCAAGACGCGGCTGTTTATGTGCAGATGGTAAAACATATTCAAGAAAATGTTGTAAAGGTTATTTGATCAATCAAGGTATTGGTAAAATTTGAAAATACAACAGACAGATAAATAATTAATTAACTATATATATTTTATTATTATGAAAGCAAGCGAAATCGTAGAAAAATTCAAAAACGTTCTTTTGAATGCTAACGAAGAGCAAGTACAACCTGAAATGGAAATGGAAGAAAAGTCTGACATTGAAGTTAAAGAGGAAGAAGTTGTTTTAAGTGAGCAAACAAAAGAAGTAAAAGAAAGCGAAGAAACAACTGAACTTTCTGAAGAAGTCGAAGCTGGTTATGGCAATAAAGATGGCAAAGAAATGGAAGAAATGCCTAAGCCAAAAGAATCAGACTTTGTAACTAAAGGAGAATTAGCAAAAGCTATTGCAGAAATAAAAGCAATGGTTGCTAAACTTTCTCAAGAAGAAGAAGCTAAAGAAGTTCCAGAAGAACTTCAAGCTGAAGAAAAACAAGAATTATCTGCTCAGGAGCCAGAGGTTGAGCCAATTAAACATAGCCCTGAATCTGAAGTAGGTAAGAAACAAGAGTTTCTATATGCTCAAAAAAGAAATATGAGCACTAGAGACATCGTATTTAACAAAATATCAAACTTTTAATATTAAATAATTATGGCTACTACTACAAGTATAACTACTACTTATGCAGGCGAATTTAGCGGTAAATATATATCTGCTGCTTTATTATCGTCTCCGACAATCGAAAATGGAAACATTGAGATTAAACCAAACATTAAGTACAAAGAAGTAATCAAGAAAGTTGCAACTGATGCTAACGTAATTAAAGACGCTACTTGTGACTTTACAGATACTGCTACTGTTACTTTAACTGAAAGAATCCTACAACCAGAAGAGTTTCAAGTAAATTTAGAGCTTTGTAAAAAAGACTTTGTTTCTGACTGGGAAGCTGTTCAGATGGGATATTCTGCATATTCAAATATGCCTCCAAAATTCTCTGATTTCTTAATCGGACACGTTGCAGGTTTAGTTGCAGAAAAGAATGAGCAAAACATCTGGGGAGGTGTAAACGGAAACGCAGGAGAATTTGACGGATTCACAGTATTAATGGCTGCTGACTCTGACGTAAATGATGCTGCTAATGGTTCTGAGACTTCTTTCTCAAGCTCAAACATCGTTACATTATTAGGAAATGTTGTTGATTCTATACCTTCTGCATTATATGGAAAAGAAGATTTAAAAATTTATGTACCAAGAGCTGCTTTTCAAGCATACATTAGACACTTAGGCGGATATGCTGCTAACGGTGTAGGTGCTGCAGGTTACGAAAACAGAGGTAATCAATGGTACAATCAAGGTAACGCATTATCATTTGATGGCATCGAGTTAGTATTAGCTCCAGGTATGCCTTCAGATCATATCGTTGCTGGACAAAAATCTAACTTATATTTCGGTACAGGATTAATTTCTGACCACAATGAAGTAAAAGTATTAGATATGGCTGACCTTGATGGATCTCAAAACGTAAGAGTTGTAATGAGATTTACAAGCGGCGTTCAATATGGAATTGGAAGTGATCTAGTATTACTTACTTTAGCATAATAAATTATTGTATAATCGATGGGCGGGATTACCGCCCATTAACTAAAACTATTATAATATGAGTTGCGATTTATCACAAGGAAGACAAAGACCCTGTAAAGATTCAGTAGGTGGATTGAAAGCGGTTTACTTTCTAAACTATGGAGAAAGTGCATACGACGTTTCTTTTGATTCTACAAATACAGATCAAGTTGACGGATTTGGAACAGGATTAACTTGTTACAGATATGACTTAAAAGGCAACTCCAATTTAGAGCAAACGATTGTATCTTCAACAGATACTGGAGGAACGTTTTTTGAGCAAGTTCTAACATTGGTTTTACCTAAACTTACTGTTAAAGATCATAAAGAATTAAAATTATTATCTTTCGGAAGACCTCACGTTATCATTAAAGATAACAATGACAATTATTTTGTTGCAGGTCTTGAGCACGGTATGGATGTAACAGGAGGAACAATTTCTTCTGGATCAGCGATGGGAGATTTAAGCGGATACACATTAACTTTAAGCGGAGGCGAAAGAGCTCCTGCTAACTTTATTGATGTTACTGCAGAAACAGATATACAATTAACATTTGGTGATTCAAGTACAATGACTGTTAGTCCAGGTTCTGCTGCAGATGTTGATGTAGATGATGATCAATCTGGAATACCAGGAGGAGGAAATTAATGATTTCATAACCTTTGTAAAAAGCCTCGCATTAAGCGGGGCTTTTTTATTAAAACACTATTGTACTTTTTTGATTATCTATATATGATAGTATTACAACCTATTACAACTTCTCAAACGTTACAGTTTGTACCAAGATCTTATAAACAAGATAGTTTAGTACAACTTGTAATTACAGAAGACGGTACAAGAAAAACAGAAACCTTAACAGGTTTAACTGCAACGTATACTGGTAACTTTATAAATTTACCTTGTACGTTTAGCATATTATCAGAAGGTAAGTTATATTCTATTGAACTCACTAGGTCTGGTAATTTATTATATAGAGATAAAGTATATTGTACTTCTAAAACAGATAGAACAATACCTCACACAATAAATACAGGTAAGTATGATGAGCACACTGCATCTCCTACAGGACAAAAATACATAACAATTTAATATGGCAAGAAGAAGAAAAACACAAGAGTTCAAGGACAATATTAGAGTTGTTAATTTACAAGGATATACAATTCCTGAAATAAAGGAACATTATAAGAATGATTGGGTAACTTATGGAGAAAACAATGATTACTTTGACAACCTAATAGACTTGTATTTAAGCAGCCCAACAAACTCTTGTTGCGTCAACGGTATCGTAGATATGATTTATGGTAGAGGATTAGATGCAACAGATAGTTCTGAAAAACCTGAAATGTATGCTGAAATGAAACAGCTACTAAAACCTGATCAAGTTAAAAGAGTAGTAAATGATTTTAAATTATTAGGTCAAGCTGCAATACAAGTAGTATACAACAGAAATAAGACCAAGATTATGAATATACTTCATTTTCCTATGGAAACATTAAGAGCTGAAAAAGCTCAAGATGGGGTAATAAAAGCTTATTATTATCATCCTAAATGGTCTGAAATGAAAAATACAGATAAACCTAAAAGGATTCCTACATTTGGAAATGGAAGAAGAGGTGATTTAAGAGAGCTTTATATATGTAAACCATATAGACCAGGCTTCTATTATTATGCGCCTGTAGATTATCACGGATGTTTACAGTATTGCTCTTTAGAAGAAGAGGTATCAAACTACCACATAAACAACATAAAAAACGGTTTACAACCGTCTTTACTAATAAACTTTAACAATGGTGTGCCTGATGAAGAGGCACAACAAATTATTGAAAGAAAGATTCAAGACAAGTTTGGAGGAACATCTAACTCTGGTAAATTTATTTTAGCATTTAATGATGATCCTGATAGAAAGGCAGATATCGAACCTATACATTTACCTGATGCTCACGCTCAATATCAATTCTTAGCCGATGAAGCGAGAGAAAAAATAATGTTAGGTCACAGAGTCGTTTCTCCAATATTGCTTGGTATAAAAGACAATACAGGCTTTGGGAATAACGCAGAAGAGCTTAGAACAGCTTCAATCCTTATGGATAACATTGTGGTCCGTCCATTCCAACAATCGCTCTTAGAATGCTTTAAAATGCTTCTAGAGTTCAATCAGATAGATCTTAACTTATACTTTGTAACTCTGCAACCAATTGAGTTTACTGAATTAGATAATATTCAGACTAAAATTAAGAGAGAAGAAGAAACAGGTGAGAAATTATCTGCAATAGATAAAATTAAGAACATATTTAAACCAAAAGAAGATGAAGGCACTATTCATAACGACTGATGATCTAAGAAGAAAATCCATTATAGGTGGAAATGTAGATGCTGATAAATTCATTCAGTTTATTGAAGTGTCTCAAGATATACATATTCAAAATTATTTAGGTACTAAATTATATGATAAGATATCTACTTTAATTACAGGTAATACTATAGATGACGCAGGTAATTCAGATTATAAAACTTTATTAAACACATACATAACACCTATGTTAATATGGTTTGCTCAGTCAGATTATTATATGTTTGCATCTTACCAAGTAAGTAATGGAGGAGTATTTAGACATCGAAGTGAGTCATCAGAGACTCCTTCGATGCAAGAAATTAAATCTCTTGTTGATAGCTCTAGAGATAAAGCTGAGTTTTATGTACGTAGGTTTTTAGATTATATGGATAACAATAGTAATTTGTTTCCTGAATATAATGAATCTAATGAGGATGGTATGTACCCAGATAAAAATGAGAATTTTAATAGCTGGGTATTATAATGAGAAAACCTACTTATAAACCAAAACAAAAGAATATTGTAAAATTGAAATCTTTTATAGAAAAGATTATGCAGAAAGATAACAAAACAAAAAAATAATTTATGGGTACTACATTAACAGGAAAGGTAATATCGGCTACCTATGATGCGTTACTCAAAGTAACAGATAATGATCCAATAACATCAACCGCAAAACAAATTACAGACGGATTAGGAAACAATACACCATTATATATTTCTTCAACTAGAGTAGGTATAGGAGTTACTCCTACAACTACGTTTCACGTTTCAGGCAACTCTCAAATAGGAGGTAACTTAACTGTAACAGGAGATTTATTAGTTGAAGGAAGTACAACAACAATTGATACAGAAACATTAAGTGTTGAAGATCCATTGATTATTGTTGGTAGCAATAATACTACAAGTGACGCAGTAGATCTAGGGATCTATGGCGTCTATGACACTTCAGGATCACAGAATTTATATGCAGGTATATTTAGAAGAGCTGCAGACAATAAATTTCATATATTTAGAGATCTACAAATAGAACCAACAACTACAGTAAATACAAGTGGAACAGGATATACAGTAGCTACTTTAGTTGGTAATTTAGAAGGTAATGTTACAGGTAATGTTACTGGTACGGTTAGTTCATTATCTAATCATACAACAAGTGATTTGGCTGAAGGAAGTAATTTGTATTATACAGATGCTAGATTTGATACTAGGTTGTCAAGTAAGGATACTGATGATTTGTCTGAAGGAGCAAGTAATTTATATTTTACAACTGATAGAGCTAGAGCTTCATTTAGTGGAGGTACAGGTATAACAATAACAACAGGTGTTATAGCAATAGATTCTACAGTAGCTACATTAACAGGTTCACAAACACTAACTAATAAAACAATAGATGTAGATAACAATACAGTTTCTAATATAGAAGTAGATAATTTAAAGTCAGGTGTTTTAGATACTGATTTAACAAGTGTATCTGCATCAGACGATACATTAGCTTCTGCTAAAGCAATTAAAACATATGTAGATTCACAAGTAGCAGGAAGCGATACATTATCAGAAGTATTAGCTAATGGAAACACTACAGGAGGAACGGATATAGCTATTACAGCAGGAGATAAAATAACTAATTTTACATCAACAGGTATTGATGATAATGCTACTTCAACAGCTTTAACAATAGATTCATCGGAAGATTCAG